GAGTTTGTAACCATCCTTGTGATCTCTTTTCAATGGTCGTCCAGTTCTGTGGGTTTTGTTTTTCAATACCAACAAACCGTGATGGGTGTTTAATTCTTAGCTTCTCAAAACTAGATAAAATACCACGAATATCCCTTACTGGCACTAATACTTTTGCATCTGGAAATACTTTAAACAATTGATCCAAATGACCAACCCAACTTCTGCATTTATCTACCACAACTGGTCGATCAGTGTCATCATTAAAAGCATTTTGAACGCCGCCTTTTACAAAATTAATGTATTGTCTTTCACCATCTAGTGGGGTTTTAAATGTTTTAAATTCCTCTGTTTCAAAGAAGTCTCTAGCAATATATCCCATCTCATGAACGCCAGATGTGGCAGTGGCATGAACTTTCGGGTTTTGGGCTAATAGGTTTTGAAGAAGAGTAGAGCAAGCTCTAGGAAGACCAGATGTGAAATGAACTGTTTTCATATACTAGTATTATATATACTAATAAAAAAAAGTCAACAAAAATTATGGTATGTTAGGGTAGTTTGTCCAATCTATTACGGTGACTCCTGTTTTGCCGCCAACTGTTTGACCAGCGCCCAATGTCCAGCCGCTGGCTACTGCATCTTTAGCATAGACGGTAGTTAGTCCAGAGACGTAAAATGCCTGACTACCAACGTTTGCTAATGGAGGCGCTAGATATGCTGTAGTCAAGAGAGAGCAATAAAAAAAAGCATAATTCGAAATACTCGTAACACTATTCGGAATCACTAATGGACCAGTTAAGCCAGAACAACCACCAAAAGAATAACTCGTAATAGTTGTAACACTATTTCCAATAGTTAATGAACCGTTAAAGCCTTGGCAATAATAAAAAGCATAACTCCCAATACTCGTAACACTATCTGGAATCACTAAATCACCAGTTAAGCCAATGCAATATCTAAAAGCATAACTCCCAATACTTGTAACACTATTTCCAATCGTTAATGGACCAGACCAAGAATCGCTACTGAAACCCATATTAAAAGCATAATCCCCAATAGTTGTAACACTATCTGGAATAACTAATGAACCAGTTAAGCCATTGCAATAATAAAAAGCACTACTCCCAATACTCGTGCAACTTGTGCCAATTACTAATCCTTTTAAAGAGGCGTCGTTGCTTTTCCAGTTATCTGGTATATCTCCTTGGATTTGGTCATAAGATGGACCAGTAGAATCAAAAACAATAGTTTGAGTTCCAATACCGCCGCCTTCTATAGCGTCCCATGATGATCCGTTAAATGATTTGTGTTCGCTTGTTGTTTCATCAAACACAATAGTCCCAACGGCAACGTCAGTTGGAAGATCTGAAGTTGCGTATTTAGCTGGTGGTATTTTAGTTGTGTGTGACATCTTATGGTATGTTAGGGTAGTTTGTCCATTCGGTTATAGTCAATGATTTACCTTGAAATGTTTGCGCTCCAGAAGTATATCCTAATGCTGTTACACCATTAACATATATAGTAGTGAGACCAGCCCCTCCTAAAGCGTTTACCCCAACCCATGATGATGCTGGTGTGTTAACATAGAGTGTAGAGAAACTATTGCAATAATAAAACGTATAACTCCCAATACTTGTAACACTATCTGGTATAACTATTGCTCCTCCAAAAGTAGTATCAGTAAAAGCATAAGCCCCAATACTCGTAACACTATTTCCAATAATTAATGAACCAGTTAAGTCAACGCAATTCTGAAAAGCCCTATTCCCAATACTTGTAACACTATCTGGGATAACTAATGAACCAGTTAAGGCGGAGCAACTATAAAAAGCATTACTCCCAATACTTGTACATGATGTCCCAATTACTAATCCTTTTAAAGAGCTGTCGCTGATTTTCCAGTTGGCGGGAATGTCTCCTTGGATTTGGTCGATTACCCCAGCTACATTATCTCTAACGTAAGTAGTAGAGCCTACACCTCCAGAACCCCCGAAGTCACCCCAAGAACTATTCTTAAACGCAACCATCTTTTGGTTGGTTTTATCATAAGCAACTGTTCCTTCTGGCGGGTTGCTAGGAAGGTCGCCAGCTGCATATTGGCTAGGTGGCTCTTTACTTGTGTGGCTCATATTACCATTGAACGGCTTTTAATTCTGCAACAGTAGTTGCGGCATCGATTGACCCATTGGCTACTTTTTCTTTTGTAAATGCTTCTTTAAGGTGGGCAGTAACAGCATCAGATAGACCAATTATAGTTGGGGAATCGATTGTCATGAATGTTCCATTGCCTAGTTTCCAATCCGTAGTAAATGCGGCATCTTCTTTTGCCAAGAATCTTGCTTGATAAATTCTCTCAACTGTAAACCTATCGGTTCTTACGTCAAGTCCGTTCCAAACTATACCTCCAACCTCAAAATCATATCTTCTTTCTGCGAAATGATCTCTAAGAATCTCTTTACCTGCATCAAGATCGGCACTGTTGTCTATTTTTTCATCAATAAAGCTTCTTCTCATTTTTTGGAAGCCTTCTTCTTGTGTCAGTAGAATACCATCAATGATAAAGAATCTATCCTCACTTGCTTGCACTGTGGCTGCATCTGCATCTGAAATTTCGCTGTAGTTTGGAGCCTCTGTTGGCTCTGTATCTACTATGTTAAAAATTGCCCCTCTTGGGCCTGTGATTGCGTATTTCATATTGTTTTTTAGTTAAAATTTGTATTATGGTATGTTAGGGTAGTTTGTCCATGCGGATACAGTCATTCCAGATCCTCCTTGGAATGTAGCACTGTATTGACCAGTGACATCTGGTCCTTCGTAGATGTTGACAAGTGCTGTTGTTCCGTTTAAAGCATTTGTTCCGACCCATGATGCTGCTGGTGTGTTGGTGTAAAGAGCGGTGATGGAAGAGCAACCATTAAAAGCATTATCCCCAATACTCGTAACACTATTCCCAATAGTTAATGAACCATTTAAGCCAGTGCAAAAGAAAAAAGAAGCAAGCCCAATAGTCGTGACACTATCTGGTATCACTAATGAGCCAGTTAAGCCAAAGCAATAATCAAAAGCAAGACTCCCAATACTTGTGCAAGATGTGCCAATTACTAATCCTCTTAAAGAGGAGTCGTTCTGTTTCCAGTCAGCAGGAATATCTCCTTGGATTTGGTCCGTGTTACCAATAGCAGCACCATCATCATAAACAACGGTAGGTGTACCACCACCACCACCAGCAATACTCTCCCATGCGCCATTTATTCTTGCTACTGGCTTACCCGCAGCAGCATCATAAGCAACAGTGCCATCTTTCGCATCTGGAAGATCTGCAATTGCATTAGCTGTTGGAGGAGTTTTCGCAGTGTGGCTCATTATTGTATATAGTAACCAGATACTCCATCACTGAATATAGAGATAGCTTCGTTTTGAGATGTTAAGGTATAACCGCTTACAAGACCATCACTTACAACACCGTCAATAGTGCAACCACTAGGAGGAAGAAGCAGAACATCGCAACTATTGCCTATTTTTTTGTGGACAGTAACAGCTTCATGTAGTGTTGGGTCGAGAAGATCAACCGCGATACAAGCTCCACCTCCACCGCTACCGTTATCACCAAGATCTGTGTCATCGTAAAGGTGATGTGTGTGCTGTGGGATTTGTGTATAAGTTGGGGTGTCTACCGTGACAACGCTAAAATTAGCGGCACCTCCACCGCCTTGAGCTTCTTCCCAGGTTGCGTTTCCACCGCCATCTGCAGTGATAACGTAACCGCTTACGGCTGTCGCAGAATCAATATCACCAACCACATGTTGGTGACTTGCAGGAGCGTAGTTCCCAGACACAGCTTCAACACCAGATATACGAGATTCGATCTCTGATATATTGGTATTATAATTGTTGCGGAATGTCAAGTGAGTTGATCCACTTGTGGGTATGAAAGGATTTAGTGCCATTATTTTTTATTTTTAAATTTATTAATCGAAGGTCGCAGCAAGCTCAATATAACCGTCTACTTTTTCTTGAGTCCAACCAAGATAAGCAACAGCACCAAGAAATAATGCATTGTCTCTTTTGAATACAGCAGCATGAGACCAACCATCAATAACATTTTGGTCGCCACTGCCAGCAACAAAAGCATCTACAGCAGCACGATCAGCAGGGACCGTGTTGAGGGCTTGTTTGATCTGATAGTTTGTTACCTCGTTAATTACTTGAACAGGGACATCCTCAAGCTTCCAACCATAAGAATCAACAGTAAGTTCTCTAACATAACGCTGTCCTTCTGGGGCATCATTTGGGACGGTAAGGTTTTCAACGTATTTGTAACCATCTGGTGTTTGCGGGGCCGCAGCTTCACGGGTAATAGATGACGGCAGACCATTCAAACTCTTATAGCGGAGTTTAAGAGGGCTAAGGTTTATTAGTTGATAAGTTTTCATTTTAAAAAGTGTTTAGGTTGCTTGGCTAACATAAAGATAATTATCTGTACCGTCGTGATACCAACCAACAGAAGCCGCTCCAATGCCAGAGGCTGTAATCGAAGCTATATCTGCGAGATCGCCAGCAAGAACGTCATATGTGCTAGTGAATGTCCAGCCAGCTGTGTTGTCTTGCTCGACAAGAATCAGGCCAGAATCTCCAGACGCAGCGTTTGTAATGGAAAAGGTAGTTACGTCCTCGGTGAGGGTTGTTGTAGCATTACCTCCAAGGGATGTATCAAAAGCAAGTGAACCAGCTGAAGAACTTATTGGTTGTTGTAAGGTTTTATCCTCTAAGCCTCCAATTCTCGTCTCAGAATCAGCAAAGTTTGCATTCATCCCGCTGAGAACGTTCTCATGCGTAGTAACCCCTGTAGTAATTGAAATTTGATTTTGTGCCATGTTGTTAAGTTATTGTTACGTTACCGTTTTCGTCCGTAGTCGTGGCTGGTTTTGCCGCCACCTTGGCAAAGATATTATCAAGATCTGATTGGCGACGACCACCTAGAACATTGTTTAAATATATTAATGTTTGTTCGTTTATATCAAAAAGTTCGCCAGCATCTTCACCAAGAGCGTCAAGAACTGCTTGCGGGTTTGGATCGCTCCATATCATGTCCCAGCCTTCATGCCAGCATCTTATAATCTCATTAGCTAACGCGACATTGAGGTATTTAATCCTAGAGGCTTTTCTCTTTGGACTGTTTTGTGATGGTTGTTGTATTTCGTTAAGTAAGCTCATTTTTGTTTTAAGTTATTCGGTAGGCCAAATAGATTCATTATTCCAAACATCTCCATTAACCCATAATGTTTCATCACCCTCAACCCAAAGGCAAGAATCTTGCCATGCGATAGAATCTTTCCAAAGATTAGAACAACAAACGAGTATAGAAGCAGTCTTAGTGCGAAGTCTGCTAAATACAGTGTTTAATCCTCGTATTGAGAGAGATTTCATTTTTTAGCTTGAGTAATAAAGGATTGCGTCTCCAGCAGTAAGTTCAATAGAAGTCCAATCTCCAACGATTACATCGCCAAGAGCTATTGCTGCTCCGTCAAAATTTGATATGCTACCCACTGTTCCTGCACCAATAGTGCAATCATCAAGGGCATGAATTGCCATGAAATTTCCAGTGTGGGTCCCTACCCCTACTCTTTCTCCTCCGTAGTGACCTACTTGTTTTAAAAGGGTTGATTGTGTTGATGTTGACATATAAATACATACACATCTAATCTATTTTTTACAAATATTTAAAGGAGATTCTTCCTACGTTTTTGTTTTCGTCAGAAATGAAACCAGACAATAATATACCCTTGTCACAAAAAGTAACAGATTTCATATCAAACAAATAAGCATCACCATTGCAATGCGCATCTAAGGCTTGCTGTCTTTGAGTGAACACGAAGTCTCCAATCTCGAAAACCTTATTTTCTAGGTGTTTTGTGGTCGAGTTTGTTCCTATTACTTTGAACTTGCAATTCTTCACGGTGATTTAGTATGGATTCTTTAGTTAAATACACAGAATCATAAGGTAGATCTTCATTTTCTTTGTAGGTCATGGCTTTTATATATCTTTTAAAAAATAACTTCATTGAATTTTTTTTGTTTTTTCTATAAATTAAACCTTCTATGTTGTCTATAGAGAAGTAATTAATAGCATATAAGCAAAGAGAATAAAAGTTATGCCGCATTATATCTGCGGAAAGGTTGAGGTTTGTGTTGGGCATCGCAAAATACAAGTCAATGAAACCGCCCTTATCTTTTTTGAAAAAGGTAAAAAACAAATAATCTTCTTCGGATTTAGCCGTAATTGATAATTGACATTTTTCTTTTAAGTGTTCAAGGAAGTTTTCGGACGCGATATCCCTGCAAGAAATAGAATAAAAATTATGAATTTGGTCGAATGGTGCCGAATGTAAACAGTATTTTTTTATAATATTGTTTGATTCTTGATCGCCAAAATCAACGAGTTCTATTTTTGTGTTATTTGTTTTCGGCATTGAATATAACCTTTGAGCTTTTCACCGCACCAAGCTCATCCAAACAGTCTTCTTTTACAGACCCTTTTATTAAAGCGGCACAATCAACAGCCCAGGATTTGCCGTCTTGCAGTTTTGGGGAATAGCTTTGATGAAACCTGTTTTTCTTGTCATAAACTCTGTAGATGATGTTTTCCATATCCATATATTACGGCAAACAAATGGTTTGTCCAGTGTTTTTTTTAATTAACATTAATTAGGTGTTTAAAAATCAATAAAATGTCATAAAATAGGATAAGAAGTGTAACTTATTTCATGGGAGAAGGATTAGATAAGATAGCAAAATCTCTGTTGGATTTAGAGCCGACAGCTATTTTAGATTTGTTTTTGGTTTTCCCTGATGCTATTAAAAAACCAGAAACATCTTATGCTATACATAATGGGTCTAACTTTAAGAAGGGCGTGGTTTGGCAAGGCAGGGCTTATATGCCAATAGGTCTTGAGATAGAGGGTTTTGAAATCAATGCTGATGGAAGAGTTAATAGGCCCAAAATGAAAATATCAAACAAGGATTATTTTGTAACAAACCTTTTAAGGAAAAATGACGATTTTAAAAACGCCAGAATAACAAGAATAAGAACATTTGTTAAATTTCTTGACGACGAAAACTTTGACGGAGGAAACCCTTTCGGAAATTCAGACTCAACAGCCGAACTATCTAGGCAAACTTATATAGTTTCTCAAAAAGCGCAAGAGAATAAAATATATGTAGAGCTCGAGTTAACATCTCCGCTAGACTTAGACAACTTCGAAATAAACAGCAGAAGAATAATGGGGAAGTATTGCTATTGGCAATACAGGGGTATGGGATGTCAATACCAAGGCATTCCAGTACAGAAAGAAGATGGTAAGGCGTTTACAGATATAAACGGAAATCAGATAAATGTTAAAGATGGATTTTCGTTCGGAAATGCACAAGATGAATATAACGACTCTAAGGATTACACAACTGGAGACTTGGTTTTTATAAAAAATAACAGGGTAACAATAGAAGATCCTGGTTCCGTCGAAGATTCTCGACCTTTATTAAATTATTATATTGCAAAAACAGACGTTAGGGGTTTGTCTCCAGATGATAATCCTGAATTTTGGGACAAAGAAGGATGTAATAAAAAACTTTCCTCTTGTAAACTTAGATTCACTGAAGGTAGATCTGTGACAAGATTTTTGGCGCAAGAGCAAGTCTCATTAGGTACTTTAAATCTTATAAACTACAGCGATGAAAAGTTAAAAAGCTTTTATGAACCAGAAAATCAACTACCATTTTTGCAAGCCTTAAGTGGCAATAGGCCTTGGACAATGGCTTTTAATTTTAATGAAGACCTAATAGGCAGCAAGTCGTACACGGATATATTAAGCACTTCTAACGCAACAAGAGGTAGCTATAAAGGTCTTACACTCACTTATGTTTCTAAGTCTATTAGGGCTTACCTAAGAAAATATAACAATGGAACTACAACAAAAAGTCTAAAAATAACCCCAGAAGATCAAGGCCAAAATAAATTAATAGTAAGAAGGGGCGAAGATGGTTATGGTTTCTCTTTATACAACCCCTATACAAAAGCAGAGAACTTTTCAACCTTACAATATACTGGGAAACTTTACGAACATTTTCATGTTTACAGCCAAAACGACGGACTGAGGGGAGCCTCTGAAGGCGTTTGTTTTTGGGACAGGTACCTAGAAAATAAAGAATTAGATCTTCTTTATAGACCTGTTGTTGGCGGCGGTTCAAGAATGAGACCTATAGAATACTTTAAAGATAGCGATATTCCAGAAGAGCGAGCTATACTAGACGGGCTTTTAGCGTGGTGGTCAGAACCATCCTCAGATGAAGATGGATTTATAGAGAAGATTATCGACCAGTCAACTCAGAAAAATGACTTAATATATAATGGTCCAGATCAAAAAGCAGCATCCGTGAATACTTACTCATACGCAGTAAACAAAAATGTCACTACACAAGAAGAAATATCATTCTTACCATTTGGAGGCTTCCCTGGAACTGATGGTTTTGATTTCCAAAGATAAACATAACAATGAATAAAGAATCGTTAACTACCCAAGACCCGAAAAGCATACTGAACAAAATAGACGAGTGGTCTTTTTTAAATGTTTCTCAGGAAATATGCGGTTTTATTGGAGAGTCGGAAGGTAAATTTACTGTTTTTTTATGCGAGAATAAATCAACAACGCCAAGGGAAAGCTTTACAATAGACCCTTTAGAATATTTGCTTTTTCTAAAGCGTTATAAACCTGTCGCATTGTTTCATAGCCACGTATTCGGCAACGAAGAAGAGTCGGAAAAAGACGTATTGATGTCAGAGAACAGTTGTCTTCCATTTTTTATATACTCGTTGAATACTAAAAAATTCAACTTTTACACGCCCAAAAAGTCTATTGCTGATGTAACAACAATAGATAAGTTCAAATTAATTAAATGACCAATATAAAACTATACGGCCTTTTGGCTGATGAATTCGGGGATTGTTTTTCTATGGAGATAGACGAACCTAAAGATGTTTTTGACGCCATAGATGCAAACAGAAGTGGGTTCAAGAAAAGAATATTTGATTTGGGTTCTTCTGGTTTTCATTACTGCGTTATAGTTGATGGCGAAAAAATAGAAAACCCAAAAGAAATTTTAACAAAAAGAAAAGCAGAAACAATAGACCTTGTGCCTATTCTGTCAGGAGATGGGCCCCCGACTTGGATTGCTATTGCAATTGTTGTCGTTTCAACAGCGCTGCAAATAATCTTAGCTCCAGATCCGCCAAAGCCCCCAGAAATATCACAAACGGCAGCTGGTTTAGAAAAGTCATTTACATTTAGCAGTGTGCAAAACAGGGCGGCGCAAGGAACACCCGTGCCTGTTTGTTATGGTGAATTACTTATTGGCTCTGAGATAATACAAACATGCTTAAAGAGTTACCCTCAAAACCAAGAAACATTTAAATCGTTCAGAAGAAATCCTTTAAATGAACAGTCAGAAAAAACAGAAGCAGCAAGTCAAATAGCAAACCTATAAAATAGATGAAACATTTTGAAATAAAAAATACACTTGCTGGCGCTAAAGGAGGAGCCTCTAAACCAAAACCTGCTACACTTAAACCTCCTAAGATAGGAGATTACTCTGTCGCCGCGTCTTTTTCTTATTCAGAAACTGTTGATTTACTTTCTGACGGACCTATAGAGGGCCTTTCAAATTCAAACAGTTATGTTTTAAATCCAACATCTTACCTTCAAGGGGTTTATTTAAACGATGTCCCAGTGGAACAGACAAGCGAAGCATTCATAGAAAGATCGCAAGAAAATATAACAACTTTAATAGGTAGCGGCCAAAGTGCTGAGTCATTTACTGGTGCTATATCACAAGCTTTTGGAACAGTAAGTGACTTTTCTTATAATGAAATAATTGTTCCGAAAAATTTAAGAATGCGATATGTATATAGTGATAGGTCAATCATTTGGAATAGCTCAAACCCTAGCAGCAGGGATCGTGTATATGGGGCTAATAATATTCCTTCTGAACGATATAGAGCCTTTTCAGATATAAGAAATCTTTTTTCACCAATCGCTGATTATACATTAATATCTCAAAACTTTTACGGACAAGGTACTACAAACAACAGGTGGCGTGATACTATGTTTGGGTGTATTGACCTTGAGCCAGCTTTTTCGGGGCAAGTAGTTTCTTATGGCACAAATGAGGTGTATGGGGGATTACACACTAGCATAAATGAGGGTTTATATAGGTACCAGGAAAGAAGGATTAGGCAGAATTACCTGGAGGCTGGTAGCTCATCTAATTTTAGTATATACGCGAAGCAAACAAGGGAGTTTTGGTTCGCTGATGGAGATAAATATAAAATAAATGCTTCCGCACAAGCGTTGTCTGATGCAAAAAAAGTAGCTGGCGGAACCTGCTTTTTTACCAAGCAGTCTACTGAAGAAGGCGGGGCTAATACTTTTTATACAGAAATTTGCCTTCAGGTTTCAGAGTGGGAAGAATCTATCAATAGTGCAAATCCATTAGGGATTTTCAGAAAAGAAATATCAGACTCTATAAATCAATTAGTAGATACAGTAAACGTACAAGATGACAGCCGCTCTTCAGGAAAACTTTCGTCGGAATTTTTGAGAGAAAGACTAAAAGCTTTAGGTTTTAATTTAAATGCAACTCCAATCGAAAATAACGAAGTAATTTACGAACAAATAACTAGAAACGATATTACAGATCTCGTTAAAACTAAGCTAAAAACAGATCAGCCAGGGTTGGACGTAATAAATCCTTATCTTTTTGTTAATCATGATGAAGGTTACGCTATTGATGGCTATATAGAGTCGGAGCATAAAGATATATTCAAAACAGAAACATTTGTTGATACGGTAGAATACGGAAAACAATATAATAGTCAAGATTTATTCTTTTATGGAGATGTTTATTATATATGTACAGCAAGCGTATTAACATCTCCCGCAAGCGCAGCGGTACAAGAGATTGGCGCTTGGATTACACAACAACTAGCACTAGCTACTCCGACAATAGCTACAACAGGTAAACCTGGAGATCAACTTGATTATTCTCTATCAATAGAGCCTGTATCTACAGAGATAAGGTCACAGTCCTCTGGAAAAGTGATTAATCTTATTATACCAAAGTTAGATTCAAACGGGAATTGGAACGGACAAGTTTGGGGTTTTAATATAGAATCTTTTAATTTATCTATTGGCATTGGTGGGGCGTTAAGAGTAAATGATGATGGTAAATACAAAAAAACCAGAGATGGTTATTTTTTACAATCATTAATGCCGTCTAAGGAAATAAACTACCTTAAAAACATTACTGGATTAGGTGTTTTTTCTTTTGGATATAGATCTAATTCTTTGGGTGCTAAGAAATATAATTACTCAAATGTAATGATGGAATTTAGAAATGGACAACAATTTCAAGAGCCATTAGATTACTTCAAAAATATTTACATAGACAAATTTTATAATTCGGAATTGTTGGGGCCATTCAATACTAGGGGGGCATTAAAACCAGATTTATTTGGAATTTTAGATAGCGATTATTATGGGGTTCAAAAAATAAAGGCAAATGGAACTTTGAAAAAGTTAGAGCTGGGTGGAGACAAAATCCCTGATTTGAATTTTCCACTTGATCCCAACACCGATAACTACTTACTAAATTCAATCCCAGAGATGGACGAGTCTTACCTTGCTGCAATAGAAGAAGGTAGTAAAGATATAAGACAAAATACAAAATCCTTTTCAGACTGGAATACAAGCAAGGTAGATTATGACGAAAGAGCACAACCAGTAACACATATAATAGAAAATCCGAACGTTTCTTCTTGCTTTGTTACTTTGTCTTTAAAATCTTTATCTGATACGGTAGATAAAGAGGGTATCCTTAGCCTTGGAGCAGGAAACGGCAATGCCGATATTGGGACTAAGATCCCAGCACCACTAAACATAAGAATAGAAACAGGATTAATAGACGAAAATGGAGGCGAAACAATTTTAGTAGAAAAGTTTTTTCAAATAATTGCGCTTGTAGAGGCTCCCAACTACTTAGATATAGGTAACCCAGATGCTAAAGATTCTATTGGCGAATATGATGATGTGAAAGAAATAAACCAAACCTTAGAAGGTATTGCTCAGGGAGGGATATCCCAGCCTTTTATATTACCTCCTATACCTTACAATGATATAGAAGAAGATACGGCGGGTAGGGAAGATAAAAAAGAAAAAAGGTATATAAAAATAACGAAACTTTCGACAGAGTCTAACTCAACTTTAATATCTAAAGTTATTTCATTAGTAAAAGTCACTGAAATAATTGAATCTCAATGCAGCTACCCTTTTTCAGCTATAGTAGGAACCAAGATAGACTCTAGGGTTTTTAACGACATACCAAAAAGAACTTACAGAGGTAAGTTCAAAAAAGTAAAAATACCATCAAACTACTTCCCAATAGATGGAGATGGTAAGGATAAAAGATATTTTAAAAAAGAGTCTGAGTTTAACTCTCAAACAAAATCATCTAGTCTATTGTATAATGGAGATTGGAATGGGTCTTTTAAGTTTGAATGGACAGATAACCCAGCTTGGATTTTATATGATATGATTGTGGCCACAAGGTACGGTTTGGGTCAACAAATATCAGAAAGCGAAGTTAACAAATGGGATCTTTACAAGATAGGCAGGTTTTGTGACGCTGTCGATGAAGACGGTTATTTTTTGGGAGTCAAAGATGGAAGGGGAGGTATCGAACCAAGATTTACATGTAACATAGCATTTACACAAGGAACTAAAATCTTTGACGCTATAAACTCTATAGCCGCCATATTCAGGGGTATAGTTTATTTTCAAAACTCGACAATAAGCTTTTTAGACGACAGATTAAAAAGCCCTATAGCTTTATTTACAAATGCAAGTGTAAAAGATGGGTTCTTTTCTTATTCAAGCTACAAGAGAGATGAAAAATATAACGCAGTTGAGGTTGCTTATTTAGATAGAAACGACAGTTTCAAATCAAAAATAGAGTATATTGAAAACGAAAAAGATATCGTTGATAGAGGCTTATTCAAAAAAGAAATAACCGCAGCGGGGATAACATCAAAAGCAATGGCAAGAAGAGCAGCAAAGCATTTGATGTACCAAACCACAAAAGAAAATGAAACTGTAGCATTTACGGCTGGGAATGAAGTTTTGCTGTGTAAGCCTGGCGATTTAATTATTATAGAAGATGACTTAAAAACACTAAGACACAACATAGGAAGAGTTTTAAGCGTAGACGCAGACAACTTAACTATAAAGACTTCGGAACCCTTTAAAACCAGCGAATACGAAAAAAGAATAACTGTTTATTTACCAACAGGAAATAAGCAAAAAAGCGATTTAGACGAAGAGGCGCAACTAAAAAGACTTAGACTGAAAGATTTTGAAATAGAACAAGGAGCTTTGTCTTATCCTGATTTTGATGTTAATTTTATAGGTGATTATGGTTTTAATAGTTACTCGCAAGGTTATTCTGACATATCTAATGGGGATGTAGAAATTGATAACGAAGCGGAGCTTTATGAACAATACGCTGTATACACAGGATCTCAAAATCAAATAATATGGTTTAATACAGGTGTTACTGGTTGGGTATTCTCTACTGGTAAAGCTTTTACTGACGACGATAATTATAATTTATTCATAAACAGCACTGGGCAAGGCACCTTTAATTTTAAATCTTTAACGTTAGGAGACGCCTACTCTTCTTCGGGATTCGTTTATGATTCGGCAGAAGGCGATAAAAGAGCAAAGCCAGCAAGCTTTAATCTTGAGGGGAAATTTACGTATCAGAGTAACGCTGATTTGAATTATTTCGGAGGCCTCCAAGAAAGCGACATAAATGTAAACGGATACCAGCAAATAAGAGACTTTAATGTCACTGGGTGGGGAGGGTTTAAAGGTATACAAGCAAATGAATACGGAGACACTGTATACATAGACGAAAACGACCCTAGCGCAAACCTGTTGAAATTTGTTCCAGAAGGTTCCACCTATAGATTCCCAAGTAAGGACGCTTCGGATCAAGTTTACAAAATAATTTCCATAATGGAAGATGAAAATTATTCCTATAAGGTTATAGCCTCAAAGTATCTAAGCGGAAAATACGAAGAAATAGAAAACGACATAAATATACCAGAGGCCGAAAACACATTTGGTTATAATAAAAATGAGTTTAATGTAAACGAAATAAGTTATATAAGCCTGGAAGCTCCAACAATTACATTAGATGTTTTAGATTACGTTTTAGATGAAAGCCCAACAATTATAACAGGAAGCTGGGAGCCAGTAGAAAATGCAACTGGTTACTATTATTACTTAGAACTACCAAACGGCCAAAAGTCTGAAGTCGCCACAACTCCAGTAACAAACTTTTCTTATACTCCTGATTTAATAGGGAACTATACAATAAGAGCTCAATCATTGGCGGACACATTCAATAACGCAGATTACAATAAAAGATACGACGATTCATCTCCAGCATCTGAAAGTATATACGTTTCAGGGCAGGATCTAGAAAATTTAGATGGCTCGGTCGTTGTAGGCGTTGTAATCGAATAATATATAAAATAAAAAAAAATGTCAGATTGTTGCACACCATTATATGTAAAAATTCCCTTTCTAAGCCCGACTGGCGATATAAGGCTGAAAAGGGGTACTGGTAACCATCCTAGCTGCGGCTACTATGAAAACTACTCAGGATCGCCAGAGTTGGATAATTATGATTACTATACAGTAGATATAAACTATGATTCTGGAAGCGGTTTCTGGACCTTTTCTGGAAACTCAACTGGGTTCAACGATCCATCTATTTATGTGTCAGTTCAGACTGGTAACCCTTGTAATCCAGTTGGGGAATATACTGGTGGAATATTTGGCAGCATTAGAGTAAACCCAGATCCTTTTGGCATTTTCCCAGTATATAACTTTGAGCCTAATTTTGAGTTCGACCCAACAAGCACTTATACAGTTGGAAGGGGAAGTGGCATACATCTAGAGAGAGATGTTAAGTTTAAATTTAAATTTTTGGATAACTCAAAATCTTATATAAAGACGCCAAAAGAAATGGCAAAAAGCGTATATTTTGATGGAGTTAGTTATGACATATTAAACCAAAACGGGGCGACAGTTTACGAAAATTATTTAAGTGGTTACTCAACAGATCTA